TAAGGCATAGCTGTTTAGTTTCTCAAATACTGACTCAAGGACCTGAACATCCATCTTGCAATACTCCACCATCTTATCTAATGCATCCTGATCCTTGCGAAAAACTATATCTTTCCACAGGTCAAGGCCTCCTGTTTCCATTTTAGCACCTACCTTGAGTAGCTTGGCAATGTAGTCAAGCTTGTTGCTGTTAAAATTAAAATACCTTTTAGCCCATTTAAGGGTGTCTATGGTCTTAGGGGATGGCATAACACCAATGCCATGAAATAAAGCTCTTGTACGTATCCATTTAAGGTCAAAATTATCACCATTGTGAGCCACAATCTCATCAGCTTCATGGAGTACTTTGACAAAAGCCTCTATCATTTTCTTATCACTCTGTGATTTGCTCCATGTTAGGCTGTGTATCTCTTCCTCACCCTCCCATTTGTAGCATATGCAGATGATAGCCCGTTCATGAATGATATCCCCAGGGTTAATGGTTAGGTTGTATCCTGTTCTCCAGAATACTCCGACATTGAAAGAGGTCTCAATATCGTAAAATAGTCTTTTTCTCATAGCTTAAACAGCAGGGCAATCCTGTCAAGTAGCCCCTTTTGGATTAAAAAACGGAGCAATATACCTAGAATAAACGAAACAATAACAGGCCACCATAGTATTTTATACTTGACTACCTGTTTAGCCTTGGCTGTTTTCCATTGTGTATCACCTTTAATCTTTAAGGTCTTTACCCGTTCCTTGTACTCAATCCTTGTTTGCCATCTAGTCTTAGGTACATACACATTGTTAAACTTTATTACCGTATCGCGATACGCGATGAACTTTTCCCAAAAGATAGTGTCATTGTGTACTATTGGGAATGAGTCCACAGTAGCTATGCGGATGGTATCACTATCCTGGACTACTTGCAATCCATTCTTAAGTGCTTTCTTGTAGTGCCATTGAGCACGCTTAGGAGCGGAGCAGGATAACAGGATGAGTATAGGTATCAAATATCTCATAGGCTTTGTAACATCTTAATCATTCTAGGACATGGGTATATATCTGCCTTGTCTTTGCGTACTGAGTTATGCGTGTAGATCCCTGCAGTACCTTTGAATGCCTCTTTATCAATGGCAAATATTTCAGCTCGATATGCCTTGGGAATGTCATAGGTCTCACACAGGTACTCCACTAATTGTCGAGTGCTTTCAATTTGCTCATCCGTATATTTGTACCAAAATTTATTACCCTTGTATGGTGTATCTAATGTGGTTACCATTGACGGGTCCACCACTCCCTTGACATAGTTGTAGTACTTTCCATCCTTTAGCTTCAATGGACCCCAATTGCATATCTCAATACCTACTGATAGCTTGTTTAGGTTTTGGTACTTGAGTCCATGAGCAGAAAAGTCTTGACTATCTATGCCTAGATGGTAGGCCCAATGCTTAGATGAAAAGCACTGCACAATAGATCCTTTCTCACCCACTACAAATGCGGTAGCAATCCTATCCCCATTACTATTCCACCACCTAGAAACAGCTACGGGGTTACCATTGCCTGCAGTGTGGTGTAGATAGATTTGTTTTTTCTCAGACTCCTCATGGAAGTACTGACTATTAGATAGGCGTTCCTGTAATATCTTGCTCGTGTCTAATTTCATCGACCTCTTTTTTAATATCCTTAGCTCTAGCAAACAAGTTCTTCATTGCCTGCCATAGGTCCAATCCTTTCACTGCTTTGTAGTTTTCGTTTATGCTCATGACCTCAATTGATACCAGGATAAGAGATAGCACTTTGGTAAGCATGAGCTCCACTGAAAAAAACTGCAGGATGATTTTATTTAGTATGAATTGGTCTATCATGTAGAACATTATCACGGTTACCTCATACAATAACATCTTACTAATGATAGCAGATAGCCCTCTGCTTGTGATTGGCACCTTGTGTTTGATGCTCTTCCATACTCCTGTTATCGTATCCAATAGAATGACAAACCCAACAAGGAACAATAGCCCTGAGATTGGCATTAGGAATGTAGAGATAACAGCTAACAACTTAAACCAATTGGCTTTCATTGTAGCTAGTAGTATGGTGAGCTGTGAGTTCATTACAAGATTAGGATGCTGTTATTGTATCCGTTCTCAAGGAAGTTGCCACACATACCTGTGCAAGTCAACTGATATTGATTGATGCATGAGCAGTGGTTAAACATAGGCCGTAGGTCAGTGTCCATGTTAGTGGTACTGATAAATATAGGGAACAGGTTTTTGTTAGCTAGGAGCCATCTGATAAGACGTTGCTCAAAGAAACTAGCTTTCTGTGCATAGTGCTCCATACCAAATGCCACCTCTGAACGGGATACGCTTGCAGAATAATCTCCGTTTTGAGTTTGAAGCCCTTTGTTTTTTAGCTGATAGGTCAACCCAAAGACTGCATCTTCTGCAGACCTCCATGCAATGACCGGTTGAATGAACTCTACTAGATCTATTTCATCCGGTGTAAGAGTTTGATTGTTGTAAGCAGTCAACATGTGATTGTAGAACGTAGTGCCCAGGATAGGCTGTATCCGTAGTGCTGATTGTGTAGCAATGTATGGGGTTACATCAGTCACATCCACATTGGCTGTAATGGGTGTGTTTGTTTTTAGGTAGGTTTCAGTGATAAAATATAACATTACTGAGCAGGGTTAGTAGGTTCATCAATTGGAGGTAGTGAGGCTAGAGCCCGTATCTCATTGGTAGTCATTTTCTCAAGTACTTTACCGAGTAGTGCATCACTCAAGTTGTTTAATGCATCCTTAACTTTTGCTGTCTCTTCATCTACCTCAACAATAGCATCACCAATAATTTGAAAGTTATTGATTGTGAACTCAGCAGGGATACGTGCAATGGTTAATATCTCTTGGAAGATAGTCACCACCTGTTGACGTAGCTCCATTACTACATTTTTCTCAAATATCACATAGGCCTGCTTGATATCAGAGCCACTGCCTAGGCTACCTGTGGTACGTACCCCCATCAAGATAGGGTCAATGGTATGTGAGAAACAAATCTGCTCAGTGTTCAATGCAGAAGCCTCATGAAATAGCTTGTCATTGCCGTTGGTAGGTAGGCTTTCAATCTTTGGAAGTTGGTCCGCACTGTTAGCAAAGAATGCCACAGCTTTACCTGCATTGGCTGCACCTTTCAACCTGTCAATGGTTTCCTTGATCATGTGTTTTTCCTCCTCAGACTGTGGTCGTTTAGGGAACATCATAGCAAAGGATGGGAACACACTATTTTGAATGTTACTTTTTGCGAAGTACGACAGTTCGCCCGAGAGAAACGCAAAATTTAGACAGGAACTATATGTTGGTATTGGATAGTAGTCCTGACCAACTGACTTGACCTCATAACAATATAGCTGAATTTCATCTGTACAGGTGATGTGATAAGGCTTAATGACCTCAGTATCTATCCTAGTACTCCAATCATCTGACAAATAATAGTATCTTTTGCATGGTGAAACCCTTACTTTCTCAGGACTTACATTCTCAATCTTGATTAGTTTCTTTTTATCACCAAAATATAGCTTGAAGTACACACGATTGTGGATGATTAACTGCTTAGTCACAGCCTTAACGGTGTGCTTTAAGTTAGCTTTTTTCTCAAAGCTAAACATCTCTAGTTTTTCTTGTGGTGTTAGCTTGTCAGTGGTAAGGTTAAACCCTCCACCAATTACAGCGTTGGTCTTAAAGTCCACAATTGCACCATGAAGCGGCGAGCTGTAGTACATTTGATTCAACATTTCCGGATAAAGGTTCCCCTCCCCAAATCGGACCCATGATTCCTGAACATATCTACCATTGATGTAAGGCAGTGTCAAGTTGCCTCTACCTACCGGTAGGAATGGGGTGCTAAATGATTGATAGCCCTCCACCATTTCGGGGCCTTTTGGTTTGCTGTTAAATAGTCTTTCGTACCAAGCCATAGTTAGTCATATATTGATGTACCTGCAGGACCACTTACAACCATTCTACCCTCTTCAATAACTACTCCTGTAGTTTGTGCTATTGTCAAAGGCAAAACAAATGCAGTTGAGCTCTCATATACCTGGTATGTGTACTGACCTTTCAAGAGTGTTATATCTGTAGGCTCATCAAGAGTAAACAGATTGTATCTTTCAGGGTAAGCACTTGTATCAGCAGATGTGAAGAGCTGTGGTGTGCTTGTGGTATTCATTTCATTGGTGAACACAAATAAGTAGTGTGGTGTTGTAACCGTAGTGACCTCTGAGAGGGTCAATACAAACTGATTAATAACACCTTGATCTAAGTATATCACACCTATATTAAATTAGACTTGTCAAATGTTCATAAAAAAAGCCCCACCATGTGGCAGGGCTCTAATATAGAGAGGCAGGATTTTATACGATAATACCAATTGCAGCAAGTGCAGTAGGGTCAACCTCGTATGCTAGGTACTCATTCTCAGCTACCAAAGTAACAGAGTATTTAGAACCATCAGCACGAGCTGTTCCTGAACCCTCACCTGTAGCAGATACCTGTAAGTATGGGAAGTACCAAAACTTACCATTAGCATCCAATACTACTGCAGCTAGGTATTGCTGTCCTGAACCTAAGATTTTAATAGCACGAGACTTGTCAGCCTCTCTGCGGTGGAACATTAGGTTAATAGTTTGAGTCACAAAAGAGCTACCATTGACCAAGTCAATAGTGCTATCCTCAGTGAAGTTAGAAGTGTTGCGTTTAATGTAGTAGTTTTCAAACAATACAGGAGTAGTCTGAAGAGTGATAGCTGTGATAGTCCAACCTGTACCCGCTGATGGGTCTGTTGGA